TCAAGGCCGGTAACGGCCGCCTGATCTCCTCCGGGGCCTACTTCGAAATATTGATCTGAACTCGAGTAGGGTAAAGTCGTACTGAAGATGGTATTCCGTCTAATAGTTATAGAACCATTAATTTTACCGCTACTCCCGGCAAAAGAAATATAATAGCCTTTAAGTCGGTACAATTTACCTACCGGAATAGTAATTCTGGCTGATATAATGACCGTACCGGAGGATACTACTGAAGTATCAACATTGACCGCACCGGTGGGAGTATATATGACACCTTCAGCATCCATTATGCTCTTCCTGTTGAGATTATTCTGCTTAACAGGGAATTGTGCAAATGCCATTGTGCTTACTATAAGCAACAAGGCTATTGTATATGATCGTTTCATTTTAATTATCGTCGGTTGAAGCCACCCATAACCTCTTGCCATTTGGCCACCACAAATACGTGCTGTTGGTATAGGATTTATTCTCGTCACTGGCTACTTTGTATATGGTAAGTGACTGAGGAGTACCTCTTGATACCATATCAGAAAAGGTGGCTACCTGAATTGTATTACTAATTACAGGCGTCCCATTGGCGGCTTTATAAAGCACGCTAATGGTCTCATTGGTAGTTAGATTATCCTGAAATTTGATGGCGGTAGATGAAAAATAATATTTATTCCCAGTTGGAGATGTGCTGGATGTTGGATAATATGTCGCCCCGCTACGGGTTACGGATATTAATACCGCGTTGGCTATAGCAGGAATGATGATGGTGTTTGTAGTATTAGTTGAAATTGTAGTGTCTTTATAAAAAGTGATTGCTGTTGTCGGCGCAAAATAAGAGCTAGGAATTGTTTTAACTTGACCAGCATCCGAAGCCGCCGTAGACCTTACAACAATATCAGCATTAGCCAAATCAGTTGAGGTTGTTGGATTGTTAATATTAATTCTATTGTAGAAGTTAAACTGGGTATTAGCATTAATTCCTCCAGAGGCTGAAGGAGTTCCAATAGTAAGCACATTAGTGCCGTTAACAATAAAATTAACATAATCGGCACCCGCTAAGGTTAACACACCGGGGGTACTTATAAGAGCATCTCCATAAAGCCCAAACTCGAGGTTTTTTACTTTAAGATAATTATCGACTAAGTTAACGCCTCTTGCAAATTTTACCACCCCCGATGTTCTATCAATAGTTAATGGACTATCAATTCCAGGGCGAGATATATAAAATTTCTTTGCTGCATCCTCCCCAAACTCCCAGTCCTTGGTAGATCCTGTGTAAAGCCCAATTGAGCGATTTCTATCCGCTGCATTTGCGCCGATCGCCAGGAAATTGCCCATGCTTACCTGTCCTGCATCTGGGTTGTACCCCGAGAACATCTGTATTCTCGAGGCATTAAACATTCCGTTAATTGCTATTTGTCCATTGACCTGCTGGTAAGAACTTCCATTCATGTGTAGTACATTTTTCAGGCTATCTTTAAACTCCTTAAATCGGTTCAGACGTTGCCAGCCGTAGGGAATTCCCTTATTTTGCCAGATGGAGCTATCTGCTGAATTAATGTAAAATTGTGAGTTGACTGGTTTCAGGCCCGTCGGTGGCGTTTCCTGGGCCACAGCCAGGCCGCCACAGGCACTTAGCAACGCTATAAGTAAGTATATGAATTGTTTCATCTTTTTATAATTAGTTTAAATTGTGCTAGGTCATTTGTAATGCCTTCAAACAGTGTGGTGACTATGCCGGAGCCATCGTTTATGAAAATGGGGAATTGATCGCTGCGCTCTTTATAGGTATTGTTTGCAGTTTTTTGCATGTATCTGACTGTTGGTTCTGTTAATCCGGAAAACTGCGTTTTTAAATCTGTATCCCAGTTCAACGTCATGGTGTAGGCGGCGGCATCATAAGCAAACCTAGGATCGGAGCTTTCTAACACTATGGTACTGTCGCTAAGGAGCGATATTCCCGTTCCCCAGACGCCATTTGCTTTCGGTCCAAAAAACACCATCGAAGCTGTGTTGATATAAAAGTCACCGTTGTTGCCATCGTTCTGGTTGGATGGATTGAGCATTCCGTTCAGAATGGTATTTCCATTGTTTCCTGTTTCGCCCTTGTCACCTTTGTCTCCCTTCACTCCGGGAGGTCCATTGAGCATGGTAAACGCGGTCGACCAACTTCCCTCCGATTTTTTATAGAAAGTACCATTACCTGTATTGATATAGCTATCTCCGTTCTTACCTGTTGTTGACGACGGAGCGCCCAAGCCGTATAGCAATGTGCCATCTGCGATATTGACTGTTGCTGGATTATAAACGACAGTCCAAATGCCGGAAATCTTCTGAAAAAAACTGCCCGATTGTGTATTAATGAAAAGATCGCCGTTTTTTCCCGCGGTATTTTGCGGGAAGTTGATGCCAAAACTAACCGTTGTACCCAACTGAAGGTTATTGCTAATAAAGCTTAACAACACATCAAAAGAGAATCGATAGTCGGCATTATCACTTACCAGTACCGATACATCATCTGCATTAATGGCTTGGGCAATACCCAATTCGCTTATTTTTTTATCCATAGCAATCCTTTCTCACCCGTTCTTCCAACTGGTGGTAAATGTTGTAATTCATGATTTGATTATTTAGGTTACTGAAATTGCAATGGCAACCAAGGGAGATCTTGACTTTCTGATTCAGGATAATTGAACTGGGTTTTATCAACGCCCCTTATACGTGGACCGGCCTGCCTGGCTGTTTTGTTTCTTGCGTTATAGTTCCACAAAGGGAACAGTTCTTTATGATCGCGCAAAAAACGCTCAGTTTCATTAGCGTAGGCATTGGCAATACTGCGTTGTTGTTGAACCACTTTAGTGATCTCTGTAGAGCTAAGCGATGTGCCGTTGTCACGATTCTTAATGACCGGACCCGTTGATGTGTAGTGGATAGCATCATCTTCAATAAAGCGGGCGAAAGCGAAGTAAACCATTAGCGGACTAAGACCCTGGTATAATACGATATATCCGCGTTTATCCAGGTATTCAGTACCATTCATCAAATCGATGTAATGCTGAGGCGCCTCATCTTTCAGTGTACCATCATCGTTAAATTGATTAATAAAATCATTATACAATGCGTAACCCAAAAAAGGCTTCAGATCCAGCTCCTGCGCCTTTTTAATAAAAATGTTCAGGCGTTCGGGTTTAATATTCAGGTTGATGTCTTCGTATCGCTGAAATGTTGTTTGATTAATAATATTCATCTGTTTGATTGATATTTAAGTGAATGTTAGCTTACCATTGCTTCCGCTTCGGCTTGCTTAAAACCGTAAGTATATATCAGCGCAGCAACCTTATTTTCTGCCGGTAGATTGGAGAGTAGTATCTGGTTTACATAATTACCCATTGTAGCGCCAATGGTGTCATCGGCAATTTCCGCAGGCACAGCTTTGATGTTCCAATTTCCAGATGGGTTTACATCGGTATAAAACCGACCAAATATTTCGGCAAAGGTTTCTGATAACTCCATTCGTTCACCGGCAGTATTATCATTAAACTCCTGGATGGCTTGCTTTTTTTCGCTGCCATTACTTAAACCTGATGTTTTCTCAGCATTGATCAACTCTTTCGGTACCGAAAATCCTTTGATGATGCGGGCTTCTACAGACCGTTCCGTGATTTCAAACAACTTGTCATTGTTTTGGATGGCATAAGGTTTAAATTCTGGTTTTGATGCCTCATCTTCATATTCAATTACAATGATCTTTTGTGCACTTTTGGTGCCCTGGAAGGTGCCCAGATCTTTTTCCAGTTGCGATGGTACGTTTCGATATGGCTCATCGGCATCCGGTCCGGAGTTATCGGCTTCTTCCCTGCGCGATTGCATGAATAACATCGTCGATGGCAGGAAACCTGTGGTAACCTCGCGGTTATTGAAGATCTTAATACCGGCTTCGGTTTCAAAATCTTCCCAAACACTGTCAGCCTCAATCAACGGGTAATCATCTATCATTGGGTTAATGTACAATAGCTGACCTTTGTAGTTGTCCCAGCCACCGGCAGCTAATACCTGCAAACTGATTACTTCCGGATCGGGATCATACTTATCCAGAAAAGTGATCTTGCTGCGCATAATGTTCTTCCAGGTTTTGCGGCCCCAGTCAAAATAGACGGCGTATTTGTCTTTCGTGTCAGCACAGTCGCTGTCGCCCATGCGGATATCTTCAAATCTAACATAGTTAACCGATGCGATCTGGAAGTTGGCATTGTAATTAACATGCAGGCCAAACCCGCTGAATAGTGCCTTGTCCTGTGCCAGTGCTTTTAACAGTTTTGTTAAGGTAAGGCCTTTCTGGTTTACTATTTGCTTACCCAAATCTTCCTGCTCAAAACCGTTACCTGCAATAAACTTAGCGCGTTTGTTCCAGCAGTCTTTGGCAGTAGGAGAGGCCCCCACTAATTCAAGCATGCGTTGAGGATAGGCATTGTCAAGACCATAGTTAAGGATGCCGTAAGTTTGATTAGGGCGAACGACGATCCTTTTTTCAATTTGCGGCAGGTATGTTTTCATAGGCTGACCTCGCTTTCTGATGTTTGGGCGTTTTTTGTTTGGGTTGATTCAAGCCCCGTCGATTCTTCAGGCAGTACAACAAACAACTGCTTAATGTGCGGATAACGTTCCAGATACCAAGCGGCTTCTTCGTTTGTCAGGCTGTCATTGTCGTGCCTGGCGCAACCGGCCGGCGCAAATTGGTGCCGGCCGGGTTTCAATATATATTTTTTTGCTTTCATTGATGGTTGATAGGTCATGGCTGGTTGCCTGATGAAAGGTGGTTCATAGCAATTTGCAACCATGGCACTATGAACCAATAGAGCTTTGTTAAGCCACCAGGGCTTCCAACGCGGCTAATGTGCTGGCATAGGTTGCTGGGCCGGATGTTGGTGCGATAGACACCGCACGTGGTGGATAAGGCTCTCTGATCTTATCAGGATTGGTGAGCTTCAGTTTGTAGCCGCCTTCAACCGTTTCGTCGGCTGCGTTGCGCTCTGCGTCGGTTAAGATGAGTCCATTTACGGCGCCGAACAATTCTACGGCAGAGTCGCCATCTTTATAGTTGTTAATAGCAACTGCACGCACCCTGCCATAACCCATGGCCATTAATTGTGCTTTGATATCGGCAGAAATACCGGCAATGTTAAAGTCTATCTCCTCGGTATAGCGCGGGCCTACTGATGTTTTGGCCAGTTTTGAAGTAGTGTTAAAGCTATTGTTGGTACCCTGGAATTTGTAGAGCTTGGCATTGCTGACCGCAGTCAGTCCGGTTACAATCAGCGGATTCGATGCATCAAAAGTAAGTGTTACATCATCAGCATTGAAAATGTAGATCACATCTTCAATACCAGCAGTTACAGGAGCATCCGCCCCCAGGGCAAAGCCTGCTGAGATTTTATTATAAATTGGCATATTAAATTTTTGAGTTGATTAAGTTGGATTGATTTGATTGGTTGATGAAGCGATAACTATTCACTTAATCAACGCAGTCAACTATTAACTAAGCTGTGAGCAAGAATAACTCGTTGGCAAATTTGAAGTTAACGGCGGCTTTCATGCGGGCTTTCATGCGTACCACGTTATCATTGGTATAAGGTTTCATATACACGGTTGAAAGCTCGCTGGCATCGCCCAGTAGGTCTACGCCCAGGAACAGGTTTGATGAACGTGCGCCCAGGATGGTGTTGGCCTGCCAGTGGTTCATCAGTTGCAACGGTAAGCCCAGATAATCCATCTTCTTTTTATCGGTGAATGCGTTGAGTACGTTGGTGGCCTGCGTAGCTTGTGCTTGTGCATAGGCATAGCCTACATGTAAAGGGATTTGCAGGTTAAAATCATCCTGCACACGGTCGGCAGGATCTAGTTGACTGTAAACGCTGCTCAGCACACCCAGCACGTTGCTGGCATTGATGTAGCTAACAGTCGCTGCTGTTGCTGTGCTGCTAAAGGTGGCTGGCTTGCGGGTATTAATCTCGTTGTAATTACGGACCAGTTTGAAAGTTGTAGCGCTCAGCACCTGGATAAAGTAGGATTGTCCTTGCACGTCAATACCAGAGCCACCGTTGGTGGTATCTTTAATAGTGCCGGTTACAGCGCCAATAGTTACTACGTCGCCGTCGGCTAAGGTAGTGGTGCTACTTACGGTTACTACGCCGATTGCGCTGATAGCCGTTGAGGCCATGCTGGTGGCCGATTTACCCAGACCAACTTTGTACACGCCCGATGCTGCGGCGATTGATGGTAATAGACCGGTAAAATCTGCTGTAAAACTTGCCTCTTTGGTGGCCGCTTTGCCCAGCCAGTACAGGCGCTCGTTAGCGATCTGGATTTTGGTGAGGTAGCGTTGCACCATAAAGTCAGACAGGTCTACTACGCCTTCATAGTCGCCAAAAGCACCCGGAGCCAGAGCTTGCGATTCCCATGCCTGGGCCAGCTTGTCCCACTGCTCTTGTTTCATAAACTCGTAAACCACAGGATCAAGGTAGCTTTCGGTTTGGTTGGCGGTGGTACCTTGATCGTTAAACAGGCCCGATGGGTCCTGCAGTTTAACATCATCGTCCACATCCAGAATTACCTTGCGCGATTTTACGTCGTTAATTACCGTTAGCAAGCCACGTTTAACCGAATCGGCCTCAAGCAGGGTGCTTGCCATAAAACCCGCCAGCGCTTCGCCGGCGTAAGTGTTGTTTGTAAATGTAAATTGAGCCATTTTTTGTTTTTAGTTGTATTGGGTTGATTAGGTTGATTGAGTAGTTGTTTGTTTTTTTAGGTGATTGATAGGCCGTAAGTGCAGAACTACCTCACTTAATCAACAACTCACTTAATCAACTATTTAGCTACCGCCTTTTTTACTGCATTTTTAGCCAGTTGTGTTTGCGGTGCAAAGAAGGGTTGCGTTTCTGTTTGT